ACCGTCCCCAACCAGTTCGCGGTCGTTCGCGACGTTGACCGCTCCGTCTTCGGGGTCGTCGGCAAGAAGTGGATGCCCTTCCAGCAACGCAAGGTCTTCGGCTTCGGGGATGCCCTCGTGGCTGACGGCGGCAACCACTACGAGACGGTCGGCTCCCTCGACGGCGGTCGGACCGTCTTCCTCTCCATCGAGTTGAGCGGCGTCGAGCCCATCCGGGTCGGCGGCGACTCGACCGACTGGAAGACGTACCTCCTCCTCCGGAACGACCACGCGGGACGTGCGTCGCTCTCCGGGTGCATCACCCCCGTCCGGGTCGTGTGCGAGAACACCCTCAACCTCGCCCTCGGCGGAGCCAAGCAGACCTTCAACATCCGCCACACGGGCGACCCCGAGTCGAAGATCGAGGCGGCACGCAACGCCCTCGGCCTGAGCATCGACTACATGCGTCGCTTCGAGATCGTGGCGAACGCCCTGACCTCGATCAAGGTCACGGACCGCAAGGCGGAGAGCATCCTCCGGGACGTCTTCGCGATGACCTCCACCACGGAGGCTCAGGCCTCGGACTCAGCGTGGGTCACGAAGCATCACGCGACGAAGGCCTTCGCCCTCTACCAGACGGCCCCCGACCTCGACCCCATCCGGGGCACGGGCTGGGGCGTCGTACAGGCGGTCGCGGACTATGTCGATCACGACGTCCAGTACGGCAAGGGCAAGACGACCGGTCGCGACGCCCTCGACGTCCGGATGACCTCGGTCCTGTGGGGCAATGGGGCCGACCAGTTGAACCGCACGGTCGCCCTGATCGACCCCAAGACGGCGGCTCTCATGGACCCCCGGGTCCGGAAGGGAGCGGCCCGGATCGCGCAGCGGGTCAGGGTCAAGATCTGATCCTGGTTGGATCGGGCCCCGGGGAAACCCGGGGCTCTTTTCATGCTTGACCCCCGGCCCTCGACATGGGATGATGCCGAGAGGCGGGTCCTCAGCCCGCTACGATGCCCAAGGAGCCCACCATTGGCGAAGCCCATCGAGTCCCGTACCGTCAACGTCTCCCTCTCCGTGGTCGAGAAGAGGGAGGGCTCGTACTCCGTCGATGAGGTCGCGGAGGCGAGGATCTCCATCCCGCTCCCGGCCTCCGAGATGACCATCGTCCGCGTCTTCACGGACGCCCTCACCACGGCCCTCGCTGGGGTCGATCTCATCCGGGGTAGCCTCCTCGTGGTCGATCCCGCTCCGAAGGCCGTGGCCCCGGGCGAGGTCATCGAGGACACGTCGGACATTCCTTTCTGATCCTGGATCCCGGGAGATCGGAAGCCATGACCAAACCCACACGGGCCCCCCTTGCCGGTCGCTCCGGTCCCGGGGGTGAGGCGTCGCCCGTAGCGGACACCGAGAGGTCCCAGAAGCCCTCGGGAACGCGTGAGGTCATGGCTTCCGATCTCCCGGGCTCCGGGGGAACCGGGGAGGTCGCGGACGTCGCGACCCGGACTGAGGGCGACCTCCCCGGACCTTCCGCCGTTCTATCCCCCAAAAGTCCTACCCTCGACCGCTCGACCTACATCGGCTCCTCGGACGCGGCGATGGTCGCGGACCTCAGCCCGTGGGGCTCGCCCCTGACGGTCTGGAACCGGCTCACGGGGCTCGTCCCGGAGGGCAAGCCCGAGTCGCTCCGGATGTGGCTCGGGACGCGGCTTGAGCCGATCATCCTCGACCTCTACGAAGGCCGGACCGGGCGACGCCCTCAAAGGATCCTGGATCAGGAAGCCCCTCCCATCCTCATGCCCGGATACCCGTTCATCGGGGCTCACCCTGACTTCCAAGGGCTTGAGGTCAAGACGTCCTCCCGGGCCTCCGAGTGGGGCGAAGACCTCGCGACCGTGACGACCGATGTCATGGCGATCCCCCTCCACTACTTCCTCCAAGTCCAGCATCAGATGATGGTCATGGGCTGGGACGTCATCGACGTGGCGGTCCTGCTAGGCCACGACTCCTTCCGCTCCTACACCGTCCCGGCGGACCCCGCGTGGCGGACCCTGATCCTGGATGCCGAGGTCGAGTTGTGGGAGCAAGCCCAACGGGGCGAGATGCCCGCCAAGTCGGACCCCGAGGCGAGGCGGGCCTTCCTCCGGGCGATGTACCCGAAGGAGACGGAGCCCTCCCGGCCCGCGACCCCGGAGGAGATGGTGGTCGTCCGGACGTGGCGGGAGATCAAGCGTCAGGCGGCGGAGTGGGAGGCGGCTGAGAAGGAGGCGGGCGACGCGGTCCGGCTCCTCATCGGCAACGCGGCGGGCCTCGACGGGCTCGTCTCGTTGAAGTGGCAGACCCGGAAAGAGACCATCCAGCGGGCGAGTACGTTCCGCGTCCTCAGGGCGATTGGAGACCCAGATGCCGAATAGGGAGTCCCAGATGGCGAATAAGCCCCCTCCCCCGCCGTCGTCGGCGGTCGTCGTGATCGACCGGAAAGAGTCCTACGCGAAGATCCAGACGGCGATCACGGAGCAGGAGGCCCGGATCCTCGCGGCCCTGAGCCCGACGATCTCCTCCCGGTCGTTCATGACAGCGGCCCTACAGGCGGTCGCCCGGAGCCCCGGCCTCTTGGAATGCACCCCGGCTTCCTTCGTCCTCGCCCTGATGGACGCGGCGGAGTTGGGGCTCGTCCCCTCCGGGCTCCTCGGGTCGGCCTACCTTGTCCCGTACAAAAACTCCAAGTCGGGCCGCATGGAGGCGAAACTCATCCCGGGATACCGGGGCCTGATCGACCTAGCCCGCCGGAGCGGCGAGGTCTCGACCGTGGAGGGGCGGGTCGTCCGGCAACGGGACGCCTTTGAGTTTGAGTACGGGACCCGGCAATACCTCCGGCACGTCCCGTACCTCAACCTCAACGCGGAGCGGGGCGATCCCTTCCTTGACGACCGGGGCGAGGAGCGTCAGGGGTTGATCCTGGATGGCGGTCCTTACGTCGCGGCCTACGCCCGGGCGGTCCTCTCGTCGGGGGAGGAGCAGTTCATCGTCCAGCCGATCGCGTGGGTCAACGGGATCCGGGCCCGCTCCAAGGCGAAGGACTCGGGGCCGTGGGTCTCGGACTACGAGCCGATGGCGGCGAAGACCATGATCCGCTCCCTGATGAAGTACCTCCCGGTCGCGGTCGATCGCCTGACCCGGGCCCTTGAGTTGGAGGATCTCGCGGAGGGCGAGGCGGCGACGCCCACGGTCGCGGAGTCTCCCGCTAGGCGGGCCCTGCAAGCCGCTCTAGGCGTCGCTCCGGCTGAGGAGGCGTCCACGGATGACTCCGAGGCTCAGGAGGGCTCAGATCAAGCCGTAGACGCCCCTGAGGGCACGGACGGGACAGTCAAGGCGGAGGCATTCGATGATCTCGACTTCTGACCGGTGCGGCGAGGATGCCGTGTGTGATCTGTGCGGCGGGACGGGCCGGATCAAGGAGCGGGGCAACGGCCTGTGTTGGCGGTGCCTCGGGACCGGGCGATGGACGGCGAAGCGGCGATGATCAAGATCGACTCCAACGAACGCCTCGCGTGGTTCGCGGTCGCGATGTTCCTGATCGGGGTCGCCTTCGGGGCGATCATGTTCCGATGACCCACTCGGACCCCGTCACCCCCGAGGTCCGCGACCGGGTCCTCCTCCGGGACACCGGTTGCGTGGCTCAGTGGCTCGGCTTCGTCCATCTGTGCGAGGACATGGAGGGCAACGAGATCGGGCAGTACGCTCGGGCGTGCATGACCCTGGATCATGTCCAGTCGGGCGGCGGGATGATGGGCAAGCGGGCCCCCTCGGACCCGTGGCACCTTGTGACCCTGTGCGCGAAGGCTCACCTTGGCGGCTGGGCGACCGCTCACCGGGCGATGCTCCGGTCCTACATCTCCCGGATGGAGATCGGCTGGGTCAAGGGCCGGTACACGATCGCCCCCGATCAGGTCGCGAAGACGGTCCTCGCGGACGAGATGGCGGAGGTCCGACCGTGATGACCGAGGACGACCTCCTCCGGGCCCACGACGTCGATCCTGGATCCGTCCCGGCTCCGACCGGGGAGGGGCGATGGTCCGCGTCTCATCGCTGGATCCCCCGGGCTCGGCCCACGCGGATCGAGCGGATCGCGGACTCGGCTCACCTGTGCCCGGGCGACGGGAAGCGGGGATGCCTCACGATGGTCCCGGACGGTCGGCTCCGTTGCCGGTTCTGTGCGACCACGGTACGCAAGCGATGATCCTGGTTGGCTGGATCGTGGGCGGGCTCCTCATCCTCAGGGGCCTACGGAACCTCCTCCGATGACGCTCGACATGGTCCTCCGGGCGGTCCTCCGGGGGCTCCTTCAACGGGCTCCCTCGGACCGCGACGTCCGCTACCTCGTGGAGAAACTCGCGGAGCAGGGCTACTCGATCCAGAAGATCGACCGTGGCTGAGGTCGGAGAGCGGGTCGCCTTGCTTGAGGACGCCATCGGGTATGAGGGCGAGGTCATCGCCCGGGGCGAGGTCGGCATCGTGACCGGGCATCGGGGCGAGGCGGACACTTGCGTCCGGTTCGATGACGGGCGGGGGATCTGCATCCGGAACGTGAGCGTCCGGGTCGTCCAGTCCAAACCACACAGGGGGAAGCGATGAAGCCCGGGATGGTCGCGAGGGCGACACTGGACGTCTCCGTGGATCGGCATCCGCTCCGGGGCGTGTGCGAGGCTTGCTCCCGGCGGCGGGTCCTGTACAGGCTCCTCGTGAGCCTCGGGGAGACGTGGCCTCCGGTCGGCGTGACCCCGTGGCGGTGCCTCCCATGCTGGGGCCTCCGATGACCGAGGAGGAGGCGATGAAACTCTTCAACCTGATCGCCGCTCAGAACCGGACCCCCGGGCTCCCGGAGGAGATGAAGACGGCGACCATCGTCGGCGTCTGTATCGGGGTCGCCCTCGGTCACGTTGACCACGAGGCGGGGGACGTCCTCCTCGACATGGCCGAGGCCCTCGGACCCGCCTTTGAGGGGCCCACGCGGACCGGGGCGGAGGCTCTCGCGGCCCTGATCCGGCCCGGGCTTACCCGGAGGCTCGACGCATGATCGAGCAGGGCACGCGGCTCCTCGCCCTCGATCCTGGATCGCGTGAGACGGGCTGGGTCATCGTCCAGACGCCCTCCATCTGGGGCGACCCCCCGACCGTGGTCGCGTCCGGGAAGATGGCGAACGAAGACGTCCGGTCGTGCCTCCGGCTCGGGCGGTTCCCGAAGGTCCCGGGGCCCGACGAAGACCTCTTCGCGGAGGCCCGGTTTGAGACGGCGGTCATCGAGTGGACGGCCCCCCGGGGGATGCCCGCGTCGAAGGATCTGATGGAGACCCTCATGTGGGTCGGGCGGTTCATCGAGTGTCTCACCCGGGTCGCCTCGGTCGGACGCGTCACCCGGTCGGAGGTCAAGCGGGCGATCTGTGGGGCCACGAACGCGAAGGACACGAACGTCCGGAGGGCGATCCTGGATGTGTACGGCGGCGACGTCGCCAAGGGCACGAAGAAGGCCCCGGGCCCCCTGTACGGCCTCAAGGCGGACGCGTGGCAAGCCCTCGCCCTAGCGGTCGCGTGGGCGTCCGGAGAGGCTCAGGGCTTCGTCCCGTGAGTCTCCCGACCCACACGTTCGATCGGCACATCGAGATCGCGACGGCCTCCGACTCGATCCTGGATCGCGAGTTGGAGATGACGCTCGACTACATCAAGCGGTCCTCCTACTCGGCCTCGGTCGATCCCCGGATGCCCACGGTCAGGGCCATCCTCCGGGAGCAGGAGACCCGGAAGGAGCGGCGACGGCAGTGGTGAGGCGTCGCCTCATGGTCAGGCTCACGGATATGACGGAGCCCATGAGCCCACAGGACGTCCACACGTTCACGGTCGGCGGGCCCGAGGCCTCCCTGATCGCGGACGCGGATCTCGAGTTTCATCGGCGGATCGTGGCGTGGCTCACGAAGGCCGAACAGGTAGAGGAGGAAGACGATGGAGATCCAGCAACGGACACAGGCGGAGCGGACGAAGGACGCCCTACTCTCTGGGCTTGAGGAGGCCCTACAGGCTCGCTTCCAGACGGTCGAGTCGGGCCCGATGGAGGGCGTCAACGTCCTGACCAACGCAGACTTTGAGCGGGCGTGGGCGGGCTTCCTCGACGGCTGGGAGATGCCCGAGGTCACGGACCACGCGGCGGAGGTCACGACCCCGGCCCGGGTCGTCGTGGCGGCGGTCTGTCCCCATTGCCATCTGACGACCGACGCGACCGTCCGTCTCTCCGTGAAGTTGGAGGAGACCTCGACGTACTCCCGGGTCAAGGTCATCGGTCGGACGGATCCCGTGGATCATCGTTGCGGTCAGATGGCGATGAGAGACGTCACCCCCGGGGATCCGGATCAGGGCGACCTTTGGGACGTCAAGGACATCACGGGCGGCGGCGAGTCCATCGAGGACGATCCTGGATCGCCTCAGGAGCCTCTAGGAGCCACTGAGACGCCCGCTACGCCCGAGGACGGGTCAACGTGCCCGTGGCCCGGTTGCGTCCGTGAGGCGGGCCACAGGGGGCGGCACGCCAAAGAGAAGGCCTAGACTGCCTCCCTCAGCAGAAAGGAGACCTATGACGCCCCTCCTCGGAGTGGACATCAGTCTGTACCAGTGGCGGAACGGCATCCCCGCTACGATCCTGGCTCGCCTCAAGGCGGGCGGGGTGCGCTACATCATCGCCCGGGCATCGGTCGGAGACCGGATCGACCCGTCCTTCCAAGAGAACATCAAGCGGATCCGGAAGGCTCACCTGATGCCCGGGGCGTACCACTTCCTGACGGACGGCGATCCTGGATCCAACTCCGTGGCCCCACAGGTAGACGTCTACCTCCGGCAGATCCGGGCGGTCGGGCTTGAGGGGATGCTCACGGCCCTCGACGTCGAGCGCGGCGGGAGGCCGACCTACGCGGAGTCGGTCGCCTTCGCTCAGGGCTTCGACGCGGGCACGCCCAACCACGACCTCGGGGTCTACTCCAACCGCTCGACGTGGGCGTCCTTCGGCAATCCCGATGTCCTGGATCACTTCGACTACGCGTGGCAAGCCCTGTACGCTCTCCGGGCTCAGGCCCTCGGTCACACGTCCTTCCCTCAGGAGCCCCCTCACGGCTTCGGGGGCGTGCCCGCCGATCTGTGGCAGTGGGGCCCGTTGCTCGTCCCCGGGCGGACGAAGATCCTGAGGCTCGACGGCGACGCCTTCTACGGGACCTTCCCGGAGTTGGTCTCGATGGCGGCTCTCAAGGTCAAGCCTCCCCGGCCCAACCCCAACCGGACCCCGTGGAAGGACGGCTACAACGCGGCGGCGTCCGCGATGCAGTCGGCGGCTCGGGCGGTCCAAGTGCCCGCGAACGCGGGGCCCTTCTTTGAGGGGGGCTTCAAGCAAGCCAAGAGGGACGGCCTCGGAGCCCTCAACGAGTTGGAGGTCTCATGACACCTATCCCGGACACCCTCACCTTCGCGGTCCTCGTGACGGCGGCGGGAGCGGGCATCGCGGGGGTCATCATCACGACCCTCGTCCAGTTGATCAAGACGGTCCTCCCGGCGATCGACGCCCGGGTCTCGGGGGCCCTCTTGGCATTCGTCCTCTCGGCGATCCTGTACCTCGTGGCGGGCATCGCGACGGGGGTCTCCACGTTCGACGCGGGGCTCAACGTCTTCGTCTCGTGGCTCACCTGTGCGGTCGCCTCGGTCGGGGCCTACGCCACGATCACCCATGTCAACGCTCAACGGGCTAACCCCCCCGCCGGATAGCCCCGGAGCATCAGGGCCGGTCGTTCTGTGGACGGCCCGAACATGGAAGAGCCCCCGGGGGGAGGATTGGTCCCGGGGGCTCTTTCGCGTCCGGTAGCGTCGCCGGACTCGCGATCCTGGATCAGATCCCGCCGGTCGCCTCAAGGGCGGCTCGGGCCCGGGCGGAGGCTTGCACCCCCCGGAGGACCCGCTCCGCGACCTTCGACGCGAAGGCGTCAGCGGCGGCTTTGGCGGTCCGCTCCGAGACGTGGATCCGGTCGGCGTTGGAGTGGAACCGCTCGGTCACGGTCCAGTTCGTGACGCGGTCCGAGGCGAAGGCTCGATGGGCCTTGAGCCATCCGGACGTGCAATCGAAGTCGGTCACGGAGAGGGTCGGGTCCGTGGTGACGTCCTGAGCGGAGGCGAAGACGACCGGGAGGGCGGACCCCAGATCGTGGGCGGTCTCGTGGGAGATCCGGATCTGATGGGCGTCGGCCTTGAGGATCCACTGTGAGTAGTTTCGTGCGGGCATCGGATGATCCTTTCGGTTGCCCCCCGGCGGGAGGCGATGAGAGAACATTAGTCTCGTGGGCCCACGGGTTCAATCACCCTAACTACACAAGACCGCTCAATCTGTGGCCCCACGGCAATCCTCGACGTGGCCCGCCGGGAGGACGCACCACACGAGGACGTACCGCCAGTGGGCCCGCCGTCGCCCCGTCGAGGGGATCAGGACGGCCCGGTTGACCTTGTGGGGACAACGATCCTGGTTGGGGCTCACGAGACGTCTCCGGCGGTGAGCCCGACCACGAAGACCACTTCGTACAGGCCGAGGGTCGGGAGTTGCTCCGTGGGCTGATCCTGGATCCTTTCGACGTGGATGGTGGGGAGGCTCCTCCAGTTGGCGAGGCCGATCTCGTGGGCCTTGTAGCGGGCGATGGGGACCGCCAAGTTGGCGGAGATGGCGAGGACCGTGACCGGGAAGCCCACGGGCTCCCGGGGGACGCTGGGGGCCATCTCAGACGGCCTCGGCGTGATGCTCGCAACCGCACCAAACCTCGGCCCCGTCGATGGTCTCGCGGGCGAAGCCCCCGGCGGTCGGGAAGCAAGAGACGACACAGAAGCCTTCGTCCTCGGCACACATCTCGGCGGGCTCGGGGCGGTTGACGCACAACTCGCAGCGCGGGTCGGGCTGGGGCTCCTCGGAGTGGAGGTCGTGGTACATCGCGACCTCGGGGTCGAAGGTGATCAGGGCGGGCATCGGGATCCTGGATCCTTTCTGGGGGCCTTGCGGCCCCCGGTGAGGGGAGGGGGCTACTGGTTGATCCGGGCGGCGATCCGGGCGGCGTTGACGCGGGCCCGATGCTCGGCGGCGTAGAAGTTGCGGGAGGCGATGGGGCCGAGGAGATGAGCCTCAGCGTAGGCCTCCGCGTGGGCGTCGTCCTCGCGGCATTCGCGGGCGATGCGGGCTTCGGTTGACTCGGGGGAGGTCGTCGTGTTCATGCCCGTATCGTAGTCCTGTGGGCCCACAGAACAACCCCCACTAACTACACCACACCGCTCAATCTCAGCGGAGGGGCTCAGCGGCGAACCGCATCCACAGGATGGAGGTCGCGACAACCGTGTAGCGGTCGCCGGGGAAGAGATGACGGACGGACTGCGAGCGGGTGACGGAGAACGTGTACATGGTCACGCCATCCCATGCGCGGGCTTCGATGAGTTGCCCGAGGAAGACGCCCTCAGGGACCTCTAGGACGAAGAGGGGCAGGGCCTCGGGCTCGGGGGCGTGGGCGTGGAACGTCCCGGAGGCAAGGAAGAGTCCATGCTGACCGGAGGCGACGCAAGCCTCAAGGCTCAGGGCGGCGGCTTTGACGGCGGCGTCCGTGGGGCCCGTGGCGGGGGCGTGGGGGTCGAAGTTGGGCATCGGAGTGGTCCTTCCTGATCCTGGATCGTGGAGGGCCCCGGGGGGAGATCCCGGGGCCCGTGGGCTCTAGAGGGCGATGGCCTCAAGGCGGGCCTTGGCGGCGGCGAGGGTCGCGTGGTAGGCGACGGCGGTCGAGGGGTTGAGGGTCGGGCTGATGAGGCTCCAGTCATTGCTCAGGTAGCGGGGGCCGTACTTGGCGGCGTAGGCCTTGGGGAGCGTGACGACGACTCCGACCGTCTCGAAGCGGGTCCCGCGATAGACGCGGAGCGTCTGGATGGGGCGACCGTACTTGTCCTTGGAGGGGCTCCAGAGAAGATCGTGTGCGGGCATCGGATGATCCTTTCGATCAGTGGAGGCGGGGTGCCTCGATGTCCATAAGGTAGTCCTGTGGGCCCACAGAAACAACTACCCTAACTACACCTATCCCCTCAATCTTCGGATCCTGGATCACCGGGCCTTGCAGTCGCGGCACGTCAGGCGGTGCCCGACCTTCGTGTCGGCGTTCGTGTAGTCGATCCCACAGGCGGTCGTCCAGCGGACGGTCCCGTCAGGGTTCTTGGCGTGGCCCCCAAGGTGAACGGTCGCCCCGGTCACGGGCGGGATGGACGTGAGGCTCGGGTAACGGCTGAGGGTGTAGGGCGTGGGCATCGGACGATCCTTTCCTGATCCTGGATGGGGCTAGGCGACGACGAGAGAGGCGGCGTACAGGCCCTCGGCCCTTTGGCAGCATCCACAGTCCGGGACGTTCCCGGGGCGGTGCCCGCACTCGACGCACTCGACGTTCATCTCGCGGGAGTAGAGGCGATTGTCGTCCCCGACCATCGGCTGGATCTGGGGGCGGGGCTCGTACCACGCGGCCTCGTGGCTCCCGCCAAACTCGGCTCGCATGATCCGGATCTCGGCACGGCGGGCCATCTCGTTCCGGATGGAGACCATGATCGGGTCGTCCAGCGGGAGGCCCGCTCCGTGGGGGAGGATGCTCTCAAGGTCGGCATCGGAGGCGAGGTCGCGGAGGAAGTTGGGCATCGGACGTTCCTTTCGGCTGGGAGGCGGTCGCCTCAGGACCACAAGGTAATCCTGTGGGCCCACGGGTTCAATAGGACTAACCGCACCACACCGCTCAATCTTTCGGCTGGTACGATCCTGGATCGCTCGGAACCGCGTCCCCTGTGACCGGGCGAAGAGTGGGAGCGGTCCGGCCCCCGGCGGTGACGTCGCCCCGGGGGCCCACGCCGCGCTAGTACCTTCCACGGTTCTACCCCCTAAAAGTCCCGGCGGGGCTGGTATGCTCCGGGCGAGCCTGAGGGCACCCATCTAGGGCGAGGCATCGTCGCCCGGGGTCCGCGGATACCCGGAGTGGTGGGAGGCGGTCGGCAGTCTGCCCCGCTCTCGGGTTCACCCCTCCCCGGGTGACGCCCCGGTGTACCGGATCCCCGCGTAGGCTGGGTCGGCCCGGGGCGGTATCCTCCGTGGCATGGGAAGACGGTCGTCTATGACGGTAGGGCGTGTGGCCCTCGTGGAGAGCGGCCTCGGCATGGGGATGACGCGGCGGGCGGCGGCGGCTCACGCGGGCATCCACTTCGACACCTTCTACGAGTGGTTGAAGAACCGCGACCCCCTGCCGTGGCCCGACCTCTTGGCGGAACCGGGAGACTCGCCGCCGACGTTCTCCGACATCGTGACGCGTGGGGAGGGCAAGGCCGAGGCGATGATGCTGACCCGGGTCTACGAGGAGGCCCACGACGGGACGCGGCCTCAGTCGTGGCAAGCGGCGGCGTGGTGGCTGGAACGGCGGAGGCAAGCCGACTTCGCCCTCAAGCGTGGCGACCTCATCCAAGGGGCGGACGGCTCGGCCTCCACGTTCCACGAGGTCACGGACGGCCTCGATGACGACGCTCGGGTCTTGCTCCGGAAGGAGATCGACCGGGTCATCGCCACGCGGAAGGGTGATCCTGGATCATCGGAGGGCGATCCTGGTTGACGTCGTTCGCGGGCCATGACCTCACGACCCTCGCCAACCTCAGGAAGACGCTAGGCCCGTCGTTCAACTCCGAGGAGCAGGAGGCCTTCTTCGACTCGCGGGCGGCGGAGATCCTGTACTCGGGCTGGATGGGGGCGGGGAAGAGCCGGATCCTGTGTGAGAAGGCGTGGGACGTGGCGGTCCGCTACCCGGGCGTCACAGTGGGCATGTTCCGGAAGGTCGCGGCCTCGCTCCCGGCGACGACGCTCAGGACGTTCCAGCGTGACGTGATGAGGATCGACCTCCTCGCCCGTCAGAACCGCTCGGAGTCGTGGTACGAGTTGTGGAACGGGAGCCGGATCTACTTCCTCGGGCTCGACCCTGACCCACGGACGGGCGTGCCCTCCAAAGTCGGAAGCCTGGATCTCGGCTTCGCCTTCGTGGATGAGGCGGTCGAATGCACGGAGGGCGACTGGATCATGCTCCAAGGGCGGCTCCGTGACCCGCGTACACCGTGGCACCAACTCGGGGCGGCGACCAACCCGGGCCCGCCGACGCATTGGCTCAAGCAACGCTTCACGCCCTCGACGGAGGAGCGGACCCTCATCGTCGCCCGGTCCAACCGCTTCCTCCCGGCGGACTACGTCGCTCGCCTCGCGCAACTCCCGGACTCAGCCATCGGGCGGCGGCTGGGCAAGGGCGAGTGGTCGGCGGCGGAGGGGGCCATCTGGACACTGCCCGAGTCTCAGGTCCGTGAGGCCACAGGAGAGGCGAAGCGTGTGGTCGCGGGGCTGGATTGGGGCTTCGTCCACGCCTTCGCGGTCGAGGTCGTCTCTCAGTCGGGCTCGGGTCGGCTCGCGGTGAGGGCGGAGATGTACGTCAAGGGGGCGGGCATCGACCAACTCGCGAGCCCTCTCGCCCTGATGCTGGAACGGGAGAACGTGACGGACGTGTACGCAGACCCCTCGGAGCCCGGTCTCTTGGCGGAGTTGACCCGTGGGCTCGCCACGCACAGGGCAGGGCACCCGGGATGCACGCTCAAGGCTCGCCTCAGGGCGGCGACCAACGACGTCTCGCCGGGACTGCAAGCCGTGGACAAGGCCTTCCGGCAGGGGATGACGGTCGATCCTGGTTGCGTCGGCCTCCTCAGCGAGATCCCGGGCTACACATGGGCCCCTGACCGGGGGACGGCGGGCTTCAAGGAGGAGCCCGTGAAGGTCAACGACGACGCGTGTGACGCACTACGCTACGCGGTGATGGCCTACGAGCCTGACCCACTCAACCCGTGGTCTATGCTGGGGCCGACGCAGGGAGGCGGAGTCGCGTGAACGAGACGGCTTGGATCATCGTGGTCATCGTTGCGGCGGTCCTCGGCTTCGTGGTGGGACGCGTGACGCGGTGAGCGTCAACGACGCGAAGGTCCCGATCCTGGATGCGATCCTGATCTTCGGCGTCGTCGGCTTCGCGATGATCTGGTTCCCCCTCGCCTTCCTGTACGCGGCGGCGTTCTTCGGGGTCACGGCCTACGTCATCGACCGGCGAGCCCCTGATCCTGGATCCCCGGCAGTGACCGTTGAGGAGCCCGCCCCGTGAGCGTCTTCGTACCTCCCCGGCCTGTGATGGCCCGTCCTCTCGGCGTCTCCTCGGCTACGAAGGCGGGCCCCATCGGGCCGGGGGCCGGTGTCCTGATGACCGAGTACCTCCTCCCCAACGTGATGCCCAACGAGCCCGCCAAGCGGATGATCAAGGCGATCACCATCGGGACCGAGGTCGCCTACGTCCGGAAGGCGGAGATGGTCATCTCGGACCGGGTCAAGGAATGCCCGTGGCACATCGAGGACCCTGACGGCGAGACCATTGACGACGAGTACCCGAAGGCGGCGGCGGTCGAGGCGTACCGTCTGATGAAGGACCCTCAGAAGAACCTTGACATCACGGAGGTCGGGGTCGTCCTCCAACGGGCACAGATCTACGAGGTCACGAGCCGTCACGTCGGCCTCGCCGGGAACGGGTTCTGGTATCTCGACGGGACGAACACGTTCGGCGTGCCCAACGCGATCCTCTACATCCCGCCGTGGCGGCTCTCACCGGACATGAGCGACAACGGCCTCAACCTCAAGCGATGGATCCTGGATGCGACCCCGGGCGGCGGCGGCGTGCCCCTCGACGTGCGGCTCGTCAAACACATGACCATCCAGACCCCGGACCTCGGCGTGTGGGCTCAGGGGTTGGTCGAGACGGCGATGGTCAAGGCCTTCCTCAATGGCAGCATCGACCGCCACTTCGCCTCGGTCCTCTCCGGCGGCGGGCGGCTCTCGGGCATCCTCGCTCCCCGGGAGGGGGTCATCTCCGACGACAACGTCTACAACCAGATGGTCCGCGATTGGCGGAACGTGACGGAGCAACCCGAGTCCGCGAAGCGGCTCCAGATCGTGCGGGCCCCGGTTGACTTCACATCGACGGTCCAGACGGTCCAAGAGATGGGCATCGTGGATCTGATGGGCAAGAACCGGGACGACCTCCTCGCCATCTGGGGCGTACCGCTCTCGCAGATCGGCGGCTCGACCCCGGCAGGGCTCAACGGCGGCGACGTCCGGAAGTACGACGAAGCGGCCCTTTGGCAGAACGCCATCCATCCGAGGCTCGGGCAGATCCTCCCGGTCCTACAAGGGATCCTGGATCTGTGGGAACCCGTCCTCGGTTGGTGCCCACGCTTCGTCTTCGATGAGCCCTCCTTCGATGACGACTCGCCCCGCTACGCCCGCGTCCAGCAATCCGCCAACGTGCCCCTCCGTAACTGGGAACGTCGCGACTTGCTCGGCCTCCCGCCGTTCGGGCCCAACGTCATCGGCACGACGGGCGTCCCGCTGGACGACGAAGTCTTCCTCCCGATCAACATCCAGCCTGTCATCGGAGCCCCCGAGGAAGGGGCCATCGCGGCGGTGCCACAGGACGTCAACGCCAACCAGACGCCCGACGAGTCCACGGCGGACGAAGGCGATGAGGCGGCGGCGGCTGAGGCGGAGCCCGATCCTGGTACGCCTCCCGTGCCCGCCTCGCGGAAGCCCCCGGGAGCGGACAAGAAGCCGCCATACGACGCCCCTCCCCCGGCTCCGGCGACCGACTCCAAGGGCTCCAACGTCCAGAAGGTCACGAAGCCCACGAAGGCCTCCCTCTCCGAGAAGCGGTACGAGGTCTTGGCTCGGCTCGCGACCTACGCTCCGGCAGTGATGGCGAAGCCCAAGGACGCGTCCGTGTGGTGGGGCCGTGATCCTGGATCGCCCGAGGTCCGCGACGCCTTGAAGGCGGTCATCGTGGAGGCCATCGAGGACGGCTGGACGCTCGGTCAGATCATCGACGGTGTCTCCGCGTGGCCCGGATGGGAGATGCTCGCGAGAGACTCGTGAGCCCACGCTACCGGACGCTAGACCTCAAGGCGAAGCGGCTCCGGGCGACGCTCACCCGGACGTTCCAGCCGAAGATGAGGCGGTCCGTCCAGTCTGTCCTGGATCAGCAACGCAAGGCCATCGCGGCGGCGGTCCGGAGCGGGCGGAAGTGGTGGGACGCGGCTCGCTGGGATGCGGCCCTCTCAGCGGCTCTCGCCCCCCATG